CGTCTCGGTCATGGGTGGTTCCTCATCAGCCAGGGCAGGTTCAATGGCGAAGGACGGCGCGCCCTGCGGCGCCGCGCCTCGCACTTGCGCATCCCGATCAACGGGGATGGGCACGATCGAAATCTCAAAGGGTTCCCAATCCACGGCGCGATAGATCATCTCGCCGCTGACCGGATCGGGACGCTGGTCATAGCGATGCACGCGATAGCCGATGCTGACCGCGCGCAGCGTGCCATCGGCAATGCGCTGCCAGAGCGGTTCCACATCGGCAGCGCCAGAAAATTGCAGCCGCGCATGGCCGCGCCCGCCTTCAAGCCTGGCAGCAATTACACGGCCCAACACATCACGCGCATCGCTACTGCGATGGGTGTTCAGCACCGGCGCATTGCCGGAGCCGAGTTGCGCCATGCGCACCGCATTGGGCGACATGTCCAGTTCCTCGGTAATGCCGCCGAGGGACGGGACAAAGTTGCGCGCCCGCGCGCCGGTGGACCAGACGACCTCGACCGTGCGGGCGGCACGATCCACGGTTGCGGGTGCGGTGATGGCGCGGCGCGCGGTGATCGATTGCCCATCGGCGGGAAGCCGATCGGGCAACGCGGGATCAGCCGGCGCGGGATCGCTCCCGCCCGGATCGGTGGTTTCGGTCATGGAAGGCCCTATGCTGTTTGGGTGTCTGGTGGCGTTGGCGCTGCCGCCCCGGCCGCACCGGTCGCGGCGATTTCCACTGCCGCCATTTGTGCCGCATCCTGCGCGCCACCGGATTTGGCGACGCGCCTGGGATCGGTATCAAGTGAGATGCCCGCCGCATCCAGCGCTGCATTGGCTTCGCGGATCATCTCGACCGCCGAGCGGAAATCATAGCCAAAGGCGCCCGCGGCTTCGGGCTGCGGTACAAAGCCGGCACGTACCTGGGCGATCAGCGCAGTGGTGTCTTTCAGCGGGTCAATCATTTCATGCGCTGGCGGCACATGCGCGACGCCCTTCGGCATGGCATCCGCCCAAAGGCCGAGCAGCGCGCCCTGCGCGTGAAAGCGCTCGGCGATGGGCCGCACGAGCATCGGGATCAACATGCCGTATTGCATCTGTTCGCACAGCCGGCGGAATTCGATCTTGCCTGCGCGGAGGCTTGAGTAATTCGCCTGGGTCAAATCGCCGGAAACCTGGTCGTAGGTCAGGCCCGCACCGACGGCAGCGGCTTCAAGTGAGCGTCGCGCAAACGCTGTATGCGATCCCCCGCCGGAGGGATTGACCACACTTACGTCACCCTGGCCACGCCGATACAGGATCATCCCAGGCTCAAAGCTTTCTACCGCACGGCCTTGCGCGTCGCGCAGCAGGCCGGGATTGGCGTCGCTAGGCTTGGTCAGCGTTTCCTCACCATCATCAGTGACCACGGCGGCAAGGCAGGCTTCGATCTTGGCTTTCATCAGCAGCGCGGCTTCGTAATCGCCAAGATCACGCAACCGCAGCAGCACGGGCGCGAGCCAGGAGACATCGCGCAATTGCCCAGGGCGGCGCTTGCGAAACACATGCAGCACATCGCGCGCGGGGATGAATTCACTCGCCAGCCGCACGCCTGGCAGCATCCAGGCGCCGGGGTGGGCTGGGAATAGCCAATAGCCAATCGGCTCGCCGGAATTCCCAAGCGCAATGCCCTGGATGGTCGGTGCGCCATTCACCACGCCATTGCGCGCGGTATCCAGGTGGTCGCTTTCCAGCACCTGCAAGCTGAGGCCGATGGGGTTCCGCGGCGATGTCGGCACGGTCAGCAGCCGAATGAAGCATTCACCGCTTTCGACGACTGCCCGCATGGCCAGCGCCTGCAGGCCATAGAGATCGAGCTTGTCCTCAGCATCGCAGGCCGGGCTTTCCGCCCAGGCCTGCCAGGCGTTGCGATGCGCGGTTTCAGGCCAGCGTGTCGTGATACCCGCACCGACCGCGTTGCCGGTCCAGAGATCCACGATGCGCGCAGCATAGGGGTCATTGCGCACGGCGTCGCGGGCGCGCCTTGCGACACTGGCAGCGGCCATGCCGACCTCACCATTCGCACTGCCGCCCGAGGGCGACCATGTCGAGGCACGGTTCTCCTGCGCGGCAGCGTAACCCCGGAGGGCCTTCCAGGCAGCGCGCAGGTGGAACTTCATCATGCGTTCCTTGTGAAGCTGGCGAGTGTGACGCCCGGCCGACGTGCGGTGGCATTCTCGGCGCCGTAAAGGGCAGCGATGGCACGCCCCAATTCATCCAGGCTGCGATACTCGACGGTACGGCCTTCAAAGGTCACGCGCGTGACGCCGCCAGTGAAGGCAGCGACAAGCACGGCGGCACGGCTGCCAGCAGGCTGCGCCAGCGCCCAGGCGAGGGTTGCGGGGTCCAAGACTGATCACCCGCCCGCAGCCCGCGAGAGGGCGCGCAGGATTGGCAGGATTTGCGCCCCACCCGCGCCAAGCGCGATAAGCACAGCGACGATGCCCCAGATCGCGCCCTCAATCCGGCGTGTCTGCTTGCGCAGGCCGCAAATCTCCGCACGTACTGCCGTGTAGCGCTCGGCACACCGCTCGACATGCAGCGACAGATCCTCGCGCTCACGCGCGTGGAGTTCCCCGTTACTCATGATTTCCTCCGGGAATGGATCAGCGCGGCTGATAGCCGCGTGGCATTCAATTACGGTTGCACCTAATTTCTTGGGTGATTACCATTGGACCCAAGAAAGGTTGGGCGGTACATGTTCGGCGCTTCGCTATATCTCCGAATTTTGGATATCGTAGCTGCCGGGCTGTATAGCTGCCGGTTGGCTATATTTATCGGCGCTGGTCTGGCCCTTATGAGCGCACTTTTTGCTCCAGTCCTGCTGCTTCCGATTTTCGTGATACTCGCCTTCATCGTGACGTTAGAAATCATCTTCGAACTCCCGGCTGGCTCATCGGATGGCGATGGCACTGCCGGTGGCGTTAATGCTGACGATGGAGCAGATGGCGGCGGCGGTGGAGAGTAAAAACACCTCTCTTTGATTTAGTTACCGCAACCAACCGCCACGCGGCGCGAGCCAACCAGGCCTACGCATCAGCGGCGGTGGATCAGGGTTCGGCGCTGGCTCGGGCCGGGGATGTTCCAGCATTTCCACCGGCGCATTCGCGATATCCTCGCGCAGCCTGTGCCAGAAACGCTCACCATACCGATCCGCGCCCAGCAGCCACAGCGCCGCGCGCGCGAGCACCGCGCAATCCAGCGCCTCATTCCGATCCCGCAGCTTCGCCCATTCCTGGCGCACAAAGCCACGCCGATCCTTCACCTGGTGCAGCTGCTCCGCCACCAACTGCTTGACCCATTCAACCTCGATCCCCTGAGGCAGATGGACCCAGCCGGGTGGGAATTCCGCTGCCTCGCCACGCCCAAGCCAAAGCCGGCGATAGAGATCAACCTTCCAGGTCGAAACCGACACCGTCCAAAGCTTCAAGCCGCGCCGCAGCTTTCGCCCATCTACCAGCGCATCAACGGGCGTCGGGCCCTGCACCGGCTGGGCGCGATTCCAACCATCCACCCCCTTGGTCGGCGCAATGCGCGGATCGCGCAGCCGGCGTAGATGGCCATAGACCGCTGCGGTGTCGCGCCCGCCCGTATCAACACAGGCCTTGGCGATACGTATCGCGCCGCCATTCGCCCGCGGCCAATCGCGCGCGAGCAACTCCGCCAAGGCATCCCAAGGCGCGCGTTCACGCGGGCTGCCGGCAATGACAATGTGATCGACAAGCCAGGAGGAATAGCCCTCCGCCCAGGCCCAGACATCGCATTCCAGCCGGTCATCCTGCACATCCACGCCCGCTGTCAGCACCAGCGCGTCCTGGGCCACAACGCCAAGCCGGAAATCCTCGCGCCGTTCCACCAGGCGTTCCCAATCCGGCGCCTCGCCACGATCCTGCCAGGTCTCGCCAAGCACCGTGTTGCGGAAGGTTTTCAGATCCTCGGCCTTGCCCTGCGCAGCCTCCCAATCGCGCGCGATCTGTTCCCAGGACAACCAGCCGACCGGCGAATAGAGCGCGGAGATATGAAAGCCGATCGTATGTGGGTTTTCTGCCGATGCTGTTGGCCGCCATTCGCCGGCGGCGAGCATCGCGGTCTTGTGATGCTCCTCAATCGGAGTGTCACATTCTTCGCAATGATAGCGCACGCTACGCGGATCGCCCTTCTCCCAGATCAGCCTTTCGAATTTCAGCCATTGCATGGCGCCGCAGTGTGGACATGGCAGGAAATAGCGCCGCTGGTCGGAGGCCGCGTATTCCCTTTCAATCCGGCTGCGCCCGGCGATGGTGGGCGTTGACACCAGAAACGCCTTCCGGCGCCAGCCGAAGGTGCGCGCCCGAGCCTCGGCCAAGGCAATCGGATCGCCTTCGCCTTCGATGTCGCCGGGATAGGCATCCACCTCATCCAGAAACAAAAACCTCGCCGGCATGGAACGCAGCCCGACCGCGCTATTGGCGCCCGTCAGCACCAGAATGCCGCCGGGGAATTCCTTCGACAGCATGGTATTGCCGCTGTCGCGCGCGCGGGCGGGGGCCACACGATCCCGAAGCGCCGGCGTTTCCTCCAGCAATGGATCAATGCGCTGGCGCGAGAAGCGCTTGGCCAGTTCCACAGTGGGCTGCACGGCAAGCACCGGCGCAGGCACATGATGCAGGATATAGCCGAGCCAATTGTTGCCTGCCTCGGTCGCGCCCACCTGCGCGCCTTTCATGAATACAATCCGCCGCGCCGGGTGCACCGCGGAAAGCGCATCCATCACATCGCGAAGATAAGGCGTGCGGCTGGTGCGCCAGGGGCCGGGCTCGGATGAGGCGCGGCTGCCCAGGATGCGATGCTGTTCCGCCCATGCCGAGACAGTGAGTTGCGGCGGCGGGCGTAGCATGGCCCCAGCGCGGCGGCGCACATGTTCACGCGTGCGGCTCTCGCTCGCCGCCGATGCCGGGAGGGTCGAAGCGATCGGAAGCCTCCGTCAGAAGCTCATTGATGTGCTGCTGCAGGATGGTTTGCAGCAAATGGGGCTCGACGCCGAGTTCGGCGGCGATCACGCCCGCGACACGTGCGGGCCAGTTCAGCAGCGCGTCACGCATGGTGCTGGCGATTTCATCAATCGTCGCGTTGGCTGTGGCGACATCCAGCAGCCGGCCCTTGATTTCATCAAGTGCCAGGCGCTGGGCTTCGACCTTCAGCGCGAGTTGCGCGACTTTCAGCCGGGCGAAGGGCGTGCCCTCTGACCCCGCGCTGCCAGCGAGGGTGGAACGCTGCGGGTCCGAGGTTTCCAACAGCCGGGCGCGTGTCTTGGTGATGTCCCATCGGCCATCGGGTTCGCGCGCGATGCGTCCCGTGCGCTCGGCCTTATGCATGGTGGTGTCGCTGACGCCGAGGCGTCGTGCTGCTTCGCGCGTGGAGGATGTCAGTTCAGCCATGGCGGCGACCTCCCGCCGCGCGTTGGTGAGGAATCAGTGGCGTCAGTGTGTGGCGCGGTGCCGCGCCGCGTAGAATGCGACGAGAGCAGCTTGCCAGTCGGCGTCCTGCGCAATGCCGATGCGTTGCAGCGGTTCCAGCGTCACGCGGCCCCGGCTGTAGTAATCGCCCTGCATGCGAGCCAGCCACCCGGAAAGCCCCTGCGCGGCAAGGGCGTCGCTGGCGGCCATCACTTCCGCCTCGCTGGGTTCGCTACGGCCCAAGGAAACGTGCCGGCCATCGGTGCCAAGCACGATCCATCGCGTTTCAGTTGTTGCCTTCATCGTCACTCTCCGTCTTGCGTGACGGACGCTTCGCGCTGTGTTTCGTGCGAGCCAAGGCAATAAAGCGCCAGGGATCGCGATGATCCCTGGGCTTTGCAATCTTTCACTCCGCATATTACCGCTTATGCGGAGCTCCGCATAAGCGGTAGACGGTGTAGGAGCCTTTCGCGCCCTGCTTGTTCGGGCCCACCTGGCGAATGCGGTCCGCAATCTCCACCGTAATGCCCTGGCGCTTCTTCAGCCCAGCAAAAAACCCGCGCACCGTGTGTTGCGCCCAGCCGGTGGCCTCGGCGATTTGCGCCACCGTCGCGCCCTCAGGGCGGCGGAGCATCGCCAGCACCACTTCCTGCTTCGTGCCTTCGCGTGGCTTGCGTGGCCCGCCTGTCGCGCGTGTGCCGCGCCGTGAGAGCGCGTTGCGCAGCATGTCCATCGCGCGCGCAATGGGGTCTTTATCCGCGTTGGCCGGTGGCGTTTCTTCCCAGGCTGCGAGCAAGCGCTCCGCTGCCTCGCGCAGGTTCACGCTTCCCATGTTCGGCGCCTGTGGCGCCGGTTCGGTGGAGGGTTGCTCCTCAGCCTGCGGTGTCTTTTCCTCGCCGCCCTGCGGCACCGTGTCGGGCGCCGCGCGGCCCTCATTCGGGTCGATGCCAATCGCCCGCAGCCCCTCATCCGTCACTTGGATCAGGATTGGCGTGCCATCCCCATCCTTGCGCCACACCATCGCCAATTGATCACGCGGTGCAGCGACCTCAATCAGCAGGCGGCTTTTGATCAGGCTGTTCACCACCGCGCGGCAGGCAGCGACTGGCAAATGCTTCGGCGCAATCGCCAGCAATTGCGGGTGCTGCGCGCCATGGCTCAATACAATCCGCT